ATTTGCGCCAACGCCATCCAAGAATCGGTGAAGCAATTTTTGATTGATGAATTACATAACTGATGCGACCATTGGTTTTCCCATAGGATCGAATTTGATCTGCCAAATATGCTGAAAGCCCTTTGTCGTCAGAAAGCCGAGCGTCAATATCAATTGCTCGCACGCATCCTGTTGCATCTGGGTTGTGATCGCTTTTTCGTGTGCTATGTCTAGCATCACCAATCCACCCATCAGATTTACGGCTACGCTCTGGGAAGGAATCATCTATTTGCTCACGCAACTGCACAGCTGCTTTAGATAACCAAGGCTTCATTACATCAAGCGAAAAATTTAGATCGTGCCATTATGAGCAGCAATTACGGCTTCAGCTGCCTCAATGTCGCTTTCAGCAATTTCTAAAACTAATGCTCCTTCATAAATTCTAACAGCTGTTAATGAATCAGAAATTGGAACGCCAGCAGCGTTTAATTCTTGCCGTAATTCTGCACCATTAAGATTGGTTGGTATATTAAAAGAAGTCATTAGCCTATTTTCTCCATTCCAAAGAAAGCGTTTGATTCTCTAAAATCTAAACTGCCTGATGTGGTTTGAACTGCACCAATCTGAATATAATCTCCAGCAGACAAGTTACGAGTAAAACTCTGCACATTGCTGCAAAAGCCGATAGATGATGTTTCAAAAGTTCCAATAACTGTGGTAGTTCCATTCAAATATACTGTTGTAATTCTACGACCGGCATTAGCAGAACTTGCCCATTGCATTTGGAAATAAATTCTATAATATCCACCTTGACCAGTTGGAACTGTTAAACGATTATTGTTTGTTGAATTATCATGAAATGCGTCAGTATCAAATTCCTCTGAATCCCAGTTAATAAATACTTCTGTTGAAGCAGCGCAGGCTTGATTAGCAGTTTTTGTTACTTTTGCACCAACAAATGCTGTGCTTGCTGCACTAGCCCATTTGATTTTGCCATCAACTGCTGTATCAACTGTTAAAACTTGACCAGTTGTGCCAATTGCTAATCTTTGTAAAGCATCGGCTGCATCACCAACTAATAAATCACCCTCGGCATCAACAACTGTGTTTTGAGTATCTGCAACATATTTTAATCCAGTTGTTTCACCACTTGCTGCAACCAGTCTGTGATTGTCAGTTCCAACAGATAACTTATCAAAAGTGTCTGCACCTGTTCCAACTACCAAATCACCTTTAGCATCAAACTCTGTTGCAACTGTATTTGTTAAAGTAACTGATCCTGATGAACCGCCACCGCTTAATCCTGTTCCTGCAACAACTTCTGTTATATCACCGACATCATTTGTGATCCATGTAAAATCCATGTCTGTGTTTGAATTTTTTGCCAATATCTGACCAGTCGTTCCACCTTCAAGATCAGCCAATGATGTATCAATTGCTTGACCAAGTGTGCGGATAGCAGCTGCGCCATCTTTAACCAGATCTGTGTCGTCTGGTGTTTCCCATCCAAAGTTAGTTGTGTTTGCCATATTAGGCTACTGCTCCAATCGCATTTTCCCATGTAAGTGTACCACTTAGAGTGTTCCAAGCCTCTGAGGCTGATACTTGCTCCCATTTAACTGCAACTTGAGAGAATTCAATCGGACTCAGATTTATGGTTAAAAATAATTCGTTGAATCTAGTGCTCCAACGCCAGCCTTCCACATAACCTTCAAATTGTCCTGTTGGGGCTATCTGAACCGGCAAGTCTGTTATACGCATTGGCTGACCAATAAAGATCCCAAGGAGGGCATCTCGGTCTGCGTCATCAATGGCTGAGTTAGTCAAAGGAAATGTAATACTGTCAAATAAAGCTCTTGGAAAAGATCTAAGCGCAATATATCGATCAGCCACATCCTGAGCATCGGTGGCATCGTGCAATACTGTGTTTATAGTTTCGCCTCGGTAACCAAAAATTTCAATGCTGTCTAAATCTATGGTGCTGACCTGTGAGCCAAAATTGTTACCATAATTAAGGATGATGTCATTTCGGACATCTGCACCCCTTGTCAAAACCTTTAATCCTGCTCCAAAAGCTGTGTTTGCTGAAATCTCTGTGTAGCCATTATTGGCAAGGTAATTTTGTCTGTGTAAAGCATCGGCATATCCAATTCGACCTTCGCTGTCTTCATATAAAACACCAAATGCGCTATCAGCAATAAGGGTTGCAATGTTATAGACAGTATCTGGGTTAGCCCCTCGATTTGTTATTTCATAAACTCCAGGACGATCAATGTCACCAAGTCCTAAATTTTCGGCATTAGCCCAAGTAGTTGCTGGGTTATAACCTGACCAAGTTTCTGATGCTGGCACTTCATTCCAGCTACTTAAAAATAAATCGGCAAGCAATTCATACATTTGATCGCCGTCATCATCTCGAGCCAATGTGCCTTCATAAATAACTTTAGGCAACTTAGCCAATGAACCTAATGCAATTATTGTGTAACTAAAAGTTTCGGCAATGCTGCTTGCTGATGCAACTTCGGTTGTGATGTCAGTAATGTTGCCACCAAATAAAGTCCTAAAAGCGTTGGTGCTATCTTTTACTTGTAAGGCTATTCCATCATTAATTTGGAAATTGTAGTTTTCATTATTCAAAGCCACCAATGTAATTTGAATGTAAGATGGGGTTGGCTGTGCATAAATATCCTCACGACCTGCCTGATGGGCTATTTCAGAAATTGCCACATCGGTGTACTCAACACCATTAATGCTTAACTTATATTCAGGCGTAAAGACTGACATTATCTCGCTCTAGTTATGCCGCTGTTGTAAAGCTGTGGGACTGATCTGGATGAACTTTGGTTGATTACTTTGGCAACGGCTCTAGCAGCACCTTCAGAATCTACGGCTTGAACTGTAATGTTATTGACAGTAGTGCCAGCCCTTGCAGCACCTGCTGCTAATTGAGCAGCGGTAGCAGGTTGAGCATTAGATACAGCTGAGGCAGCTTGACCAAATGGAGTGCCAACAGATGTCGCTGCTCCTATTGTGCTTATGTTTGGCAAAACAGGAATTGCATTATATGCATTAATTAATCTATTAATTCCTGAAATAGCATTATCAACCGCTGTTTGAATTGCAGATATAACTTTGCCAATGATGTCGGTAATGCCACCTGCTATAACTCCAATAGTCTTTAATGCAGCACCCAAACCAGTTACTAAAATTGGAATAATGACATCAGTTACAAATCGACCGAATGCATCAAATGCTTCCTGGTTATCTTTAATGGCTTGCTTAATTGGATCGAAGTATGCAGCAAATTCTTGTAATTTAGGAACTACTTGATTGACAATTAAATCAACAAACCTTTCAATAAATGGCAATAAGCGATAACCAATTTCCTCTTTGGCTTCCTCAAATGCTTGCTTTAATCGATCAATTCTGCCTTGAAATGTTTCAGCATTTGCAGCAGCTGCGCCACCATAAAGGTTAGTTAATACCTTGGTTGTTTCTGTAAAATCCATTGCTTTAGCATCGGCTTGAGTTATACCAATGCCAAGTCTGACTAATCTTGTATCCTGTCCTTCATAGGCTTTTGATAATGCTTCAACTACTGAATTGAGATCTTTACCAGATCCTCTTGAAACATCAATTGCAAGGTTAAGGAGTTTTTGTGATTGAGTCGTGTCTTTTGTTGATACCGATAATCTCTGGAACGACGCTCTCAAATCATTGTCTGTAATGCCTGTGGCTAATTGAGTTTGTCGTATGTATTCCTCAGTAGCCTTAATTTGGGCATCAGTAGCCCCTGTGGCGGTCTTTAGGGCAGCAGCTAACCTTAACTGTGCCTGCTCATCCTCTATCGCTGATTTGACCCCATCAACGGCTAATTTGCCCGCATAGGCAACAGCAGCAGCAGCTGCAACGGCAAAAGCAGCAGCAGCCTTTTTACCAAACTCTGAAATCTTGCTGGCGTTTGTTTCAACCGCTTTGTCGGCTTCGCCTAGCTTCTTTTTAAGATCATCAACATCAGCGAGGATTGATAACTTAAGTGTGCGACTACCGGTTGCCATTAGACCCATTCCTTAATGATGCGATCAAAACTTTGTTCCCATTTGTTAATCAATTCAGGCTGAATTCTGCGAAGGGTTGGATAGATAAACCATCCACGACTACCTCTGCCTTGCCGTCCTGAATATGAAGGGAATTGTTTGTATTTATTTGAAC